AGGGTATTATGATAAGTATCTGGACGAGTATGATGCCGAGCATCTGTTTATTCAGAGACGAGATTTATACGAACGTTTGATGGAGAATTCTAATGGCAATGAAACCAAAGAAGATGATGCGCGGCGGGCCAGCTAAGAAAATGCGTGGCGGCGGCATGGTTGAAAAACCAATGAAAAAAGGTGGCGCGGCAGGCATGTCTGTAACAGATCTTCGCAAAATGGCGAAAGAAAAAGGTTACAAGTTGGTTAAAGCTAACTAATGACAACGTCTGGGTCTGTTGATTTTGAACTCGATGTAGCTGATTACATCGAGGAAGCATTTGAGCGATGTGGTCTTGAAGTTCGTACTGGGTATGATCTTAAGACCGCAAAGCGCTCGCTTAACCTAATGTTGGCTGAATGGGCTAATAGAGGACTGAATCAATGGACTATTGAACAGCGTCAATTTACCACGACGGTAGGTGATTCAGACATTAGCCTTGATTCCGACGTGATTGATATTTTGTCCGTCGTTGTCCGTCGCACCTCAACAGATTATGCTTTAGATCGGGTTAGCCGAGACGAATTTTTAAACATTCCAAATAAAACAACGCAGGGTCGTCCTACGCAGTTTTTCTTGGATCGTCAGATTACGCCAAACCTTAAAATTTGGCCGGCTCCTGAAAATACGACAGATATTATTATTTACGATGCTTTGACTCGTATACAGGATGCGGATACTCCAACAAATACGATAGAAATACCGTTTCGTTTTTATCCGTGCTTAACCGCGGGTCTAGCCTATTACATTGCGTTAAAGCGTGCGCCCCAACGCATACAACTTCTAAAAGCTGTTTATGAGGAAGAATTTGAGCGGGCAATGACAGAAGACAGAGATCGAGCTTCTTTCAATGTTGTTCCTCAATATGAATACTTTAGGACAAGCTGATGTCTAAATTTGCTCAAGGTAAATTTGCATACGCCACTTCGGACAGATCTGGAGTGAGGTACAAATACAAAGATATGCGGCGAGAGTGGAACGGCCTTCTTGTTGGAAAAAACGAGTATGAGCCAAAGCATCCACAGTTGGGTCCGTTTCGCAAAGTTGTAGACCCCCAAGCTTTAAAGGAAGCTCGGCCAGATCGGGTGGAGCCGTATTCCGTGTATGTTGGAGTACCGACCGTGGAAAACCCTAATTTGAGAACACCGTCTGGGTTTGGCCAAGTCGGTGGCGTACAGGTGACAACATCATGAGCTTTACATACGCGCAACTGAAGCAAGCGATTCAAGATTACACTGAGAACGATGAAACAACGTTCGTCACCAATCTGCCTATTTTTATACGCGCCGCGGAAGAACGCATCCTTAAAAGCGTTCAACTGGATCTTTTCCGCAAGAACGTTTCAGGTAATTTTTCAGCGTCTAACCAATACTTAGCGTCGCCAAGCGATTTTTTGGCTCCGTTTTCTTTGTCTTTTACCGACGGCAACGGCGATAAAAACTTCTTGTTATTCAAGGATGTTAACTTTGTACAAGAGTTTAACCCCGATTCAACAACCACGGGCTCGCCTCGGTACTACGCCGTTTTTGACATTAGCAACTTTATTATCGGCCCAACTCCCGATAGCAACTATGCGGTTGAGCTTCATTATTATTATCGCCCAGCGAGCTTGACATCGGGAGCCGAAGATGGAACAACATGGTTGTCTGAAAACGCGACCATTGCTTTGTTATACGGTTCTTTAATTGAAGCTTATACTTTTATGAAAGGCGAGCAAGATTTGGTTGCAAATTATACGCAACGATTTGGAGAGGCAATCGGCACAATAAAACTTTTGGGCGAATCAAAAGAAGTTACCGACGAATTTAGAACTGGCAAGATCGTGAGGCCTAAACAGTAATGCAGGTTGCAGTACATACAACGTCCAGACGAGGCTTTAGTTCCGAAGAAATTGCCGAGCGGTACGCCGACAAGATTATTCATGTTTCGGAAAGTGCGGATCCAGCAATCCAAGCACAGGCGAAAGCGTTCCGTAAACAACTTGTACAAGTGCTTCAGTCTGCTTTAAAAGAGGCAGTACAAAGCGACCGAACAACAGTTTACAATGCACTGAATGACGCAGGCCAACCCCAGCTTGCAGATTTAATTAGGAGACTATGACATGGCCTTTGACGGTAACAACTACATGGCGACATCGTTCAAGAAAGAACTCTTGTTCGGCGTTCACGATTTTGATTCATCTACCGGTGACACCTTTAAGATTGCGCTGTACACCAGTTCTGCGACCGGCACAGACTTTGGCGGTTCAGGAACCGACATGGATGAGACTGTAACCACCTACGCTACTACCAACGAAGTGGGTGCTTCTGGTTCGTATTCAGCAGGCGGCGGCACTTTGACACCGGTTGATCCAACGACTTCTGGCACGACAGCTTTGGTTGATTTTGCGGACATCACTTTTACGACTGCAACAATCACGGCCCGTGGCGCGTTGGTTTACAACACAACTCCGAATACCACGTCGATTGCAGTGACAAACCCGGTAGCGGTTGTATTGGATTTCGGTGCAGACAAAACGTCTACTGCCGGTGATTTTACGATTGTATTCCCTGCCGCCAGTGCATCTGAGGCCATCATCAGGATCGCCTAATGACTGATGTCGTCGTCCCATTTACCGGGTGGGGCCGGGACGGCTTTGGCGAGCTGGCTTGGGGCGAGGGCAGTGTTCCTGTAGGCGCGGCTGTTGGGCAAGTCGGTTCTGTTACCGTCACCGCCGATGCCAATGTACCGACTACAGGATTGCAAGCGACGGGAGCTGTAGGTTCTGTCACTGTAACCGCCGATGCAAATGCTCCGGTTACGGGGCTAGAAGCGACGGGAGCTGTAGGTTCTGTTGTTGTCACGGGTACTGCCAACGTATTCCCAACCGGTGTAGCCGGAACGGGACAAGTTGGTGCCGTCACTGTCGAGGCGGATGCCAATGTACCAGTCACAGGACTGGAAGCTGTTGGCTCTGTTGGCTCTGTTACCGTTGAAGCAGACGCCAACGTACCGGTCACAGGACTGGAAGCTACCGGTGCCGTAGGCTCGGTTACCACCACTGCCGATGCCAACGTGTTTGTCACGGGCGTTGCAGGAACCGGGCAAGTTGGCACGGTTACGACGACTGCCGACGCGAATGTCCCTGTTACTGGATTGCAGGCCACGGGACAAGTTGGAAGGGTTTTGGTTTGGGGCCGCATTGTTCCAAACCAAGATGCAGGATACACTAATGAGACTCCGTCACAGTCTCCGGCGTGGAGTGAAATCACGCCAAGTCAGGTGCCGGATTATGAAGAAGTTGCTTAGAGGATAGTTCGATGCCTAGTACCTATACCACCAACCTCGGTATTGAAAAGATTGAAACCGGCGAGCAGTCGGGAACATGGGGTACCACAACCAACACCAACCTCGATTTGATCGACGAAGCGGTCAATGGCGTTGAACAGGTTACGCTGTCCGTTGCTGGTTCTTCTGGTAGTCCGAACGATCTTGCCATTACTAATGCAACGTCTTCAGACGGCCGAAACAAGTTCATCGAGTTCATTGACGGTGGCGACCTAGGCGGAACTGCGTTTGTGCAGTTGACCCCGAACGATGCAGAGAAGGTTGTCTTCATCCGGAACAGCTTATCAGCCGCCCGAGACATTACAATTTTCCAAGGCACATACAACGCATCCAATGACTTTGTCATCCCCAATGGCGCAGACGTTGTCCTCAAGTTTGATGGCGCAGGCGCAGGCGCGGTTGTTTCAGATGTCTACGTCAATCTGACACCAACGAAACTGACAACAGCCAATCTTGTTGCAACTACTGCTGACATCAATGGTGGCTCTGTAGACGGTGCAACACTGGGTACCAACTCAGCGATCACCGAAGCTCAAGTTGACAACATCAACATTGATGGCAACACCATCTCATCAACGGATACCAACGGAAACATCGCCCTGACACCAGACGGTACAGGTGAGGTAGACATTTCCAAGGTTGACATTGACTCCGGCACAATCGACGGAGTCACCATCGGCGGTGCGAGTGCAGGCGCGGGGACGTTTACGACTCTGACAGCTACTTCAGATGTGTCGTTTGACGGCGGCACAATCAAACTGGATGGAGATTATCCGGTTGGTACAGGTAACACTGCACTAGGTGACCAAGCTTTTGATTCATCTACCGCAGATGCATGTTACAACACAATATTAGGTAGGTTGTCAGGCACAGCTATTACAAGTGGATGTTTCAACGTAGCGGTAGGTAATCGTGCATTAGAAACCAACTCAACAGGCTCCGATAATACTGCGATTGGCACGAATGCACTTTGCCTCAATACGGCTTCAAGCAATACAGCAGTTGGTAAATCAGCACTTGCCGCAAATACAGCCAACGCCAACACAGCGGTTGGTTATCAATCTGGCCTCAACAACAGTACCGGTACTAACAACACCTTTATCGGGTATCGAGTTGCAGGCGGCGCAACAGCAATTACTGGGAACGGCAACACTGCGGTAGGTTCTTGGCTAGATGGGGTTATTGAAGGGCCATTTGCGAATCTTTCCTCTGGAGGTTGTAACGTAGCAATTGGTGGGGCGGCGATGAGGTCTTTGACCAGCGGTAGCTGTAACGTAGCAATTGGTGTTCAGTCGCTTCAGGTTCTACAGACAGGAGACAATAACACCGCTATTGGTATGTTTGCCCTCCAAGATACAACAGGCAAAGATAATGTTGCGGTAGGTTCTAATGCTGGGGCCAACGTCGGTGCTGGTTGTGAAGGTGTATTTGTAGGAAGAAACGCAGGTTGTGGTGTGTCAACCTCCCGTAACAGCATCGGAATTGGATTCGGAACATTTGCGGCCACATTAACAGGCGACTTTAATGTTGCGGTTGGCGGCAGTGCTGGAGGCTCTCTTACGTCTGGTTCAAACAATATTTACATCGGCAAAAATGCTGGCATTAACGCTGAAACTAACACATTAAATGTAGCAGTCGGTAATTTTTCTCAGGACGCAAGTAGCTACACAGGATGCCAAAATACAAGTATCGGATATGGAAGTGCAAGTGCTTTAACTACGGGTTGTGACAACACCGCCGTAGGGCATAAAGCTCTTAATGCCGACTGCACTGGAGCAAGAAACACCGCCGTAGGATCAGAGGCACTTTGTGCTAATACCACGGGCAATTCAAATGTTGCAGTAGGGCTTTGCGCCTTACCAAGAAACACAGAAGCGGGTGGAATTACTGGCGTTGGAACCTGTGCTGGGTTTAGTAATTCAACAGGATCATCGAATACTTATTTAGGTTTCCAAGCTGGTTTTTTAAATCAAACCGGAACAAACAACGTACTCTTAGGTTCTAATGCGGCCCTTAATACTACTGGGAATTGCAACACAGTAGTTGGGTCTAGTGCGGCGGCTTGTATGACAAGCGGATGCCTCAATACTTATATTGGTATGTTTACCGGCCCAACAG